GACCAAACAATATTTTAAATAACTGGAGAGTTACAAAAACAACACTACGATTAGGTAGTAAAATTATTGGTAAGTGCATGATGGGAAGTACGTCAAATGCTTTAGATAAAGGTGGTGAGAACTTTAAGAAACTTTATTATGACTCAGACGTTACCAAGAGAAACGCCAATGGACAGACTCGCTCAGGATTATATTCTTTGTTCATACCTATGGAATGGAACTACGAAGGATACATCGACTCTTATGGCGTACCTGTATTCGATACCCCGAAACAGCCGGTTGAAGATCCCCATGGTACAAAAATAAATTTAGGTGTTATAGAGTATTGGCAAAATGAAGTAGATGGCCTTAAGGGTGATCAGGATGGGCTTAATGAATTTTATAGACAGTTTCCACGTACTGAAGAACATGCGTTCAGAGATGAAGCTAAATCCTCTTTATTTAATCTAACTAAAATCTATCAACAAATAGATTGGAACGCTGATATTAAAAATAGTGGAGTAATAACTCAAGGAAATTTTCAATGGACTAATGGTGTTAAAGACACTACAGTTGTTTTTAACCCTACGAATAACGGAAGGTTTTTTATTTCATGGGTTCCACCAGTTGATTTACAAAATAATGTTATTGCAAAAAATGGTAGAAAACATCCAGGCAATGAACACATGGGTGCATTTGGTTGTGACAGTTACGATATATCTGGAACAGTAGACCGAAGAGGATCTAATGGATCTTTACACGGTTTAACTAAGTTTAGTATGGAAAACCATCCACCTAATCATTTTTTCTTAGAGTATATAGCTAGGCCAGCAACTGCAGAAATATTTTTTGAAGACGTCTTAATGGCTTGTATATTTTATGGCATGCCAATACTTGCGGAAAACAATAAACCTAGATTATTATATTATTTTAAAAGAAGAGGTTATAGAGGTTATTCCATGAATAGACCTGATAAAATTTACAATAAATTGTCTGTAACAGAAAGAGAGATAGGTGGTATACCAAATTCTAGTGAAGATATAAAACAAGCTCATGCTGCAGCAATAGAATCTTACATACAAGATCACATAGGTTTAAACAGCAATAATGAATATGGAGATTTATATTTTCAAAGAACGTTAGAAGATTGGGCTAAATTTAATATAAACAATAGAACAGTTCATGATGCTTCTATTAGTTCGGGGTTAGCTATTATGGCTTGCAATAAAAATAAATATAGACCTGTACCTACAAGAGTTGTAATTAAACATAATTTAGGTATAAAAAAATACGATAATAAAGGTGATATTTCACAAATAATACAATAAATGAATATAAACTATAATAGTAATAGCGCATTTCCCGAGCAGGTAGTACCTATGGAGGAAAAGATGTCTTGGAAGTATGGAAAGCAAGTTGCTGACGCTATACAATCAGAATGGTTTGCGCAAGGAAGAACTAATGGTAATAGATATTTAACTAGCTTTAATAACTTTCACAACAGAAGACTATATGCTAGAGGTGAACAAAGTGTACAAAAATATAAAGATGAACTATCTATTAACGGTGATTTATCTTATTTAAATTTAGACTGGAAGCCAATTCCAATATTGTCTAAGTTTGTAGATATATTAACTAACGGTATATCTGCTAAAGACTATGAGATCAAAGCTTATGCTCAAGATCCTGAGTCAATGAAAAAAAGAACTAACTATGCAGAGGGTCTGGCTAAAGATATGTTTGCTAGAGAAATTCAAGAAAAAGTTAAAGCAAGCACTGGTGTAGATATATCTAACACTAAAATTGCTCCAGATGATTTACCAAAAACTATTGAAGAGATGGAATTGCATTTGCAACTTTCGTATAAGCAATCAGTAGAAATAGCAGAGGAAGAAGCTATTAGCCAAGTGTTAGCTCAAAATAAATTTGAGTTATTAAAACGTAGAATAAACTTAGATTTAGTTACGTTAGGTATTGCAGCTGCTAAAACAAATTACAACCCATCAAATGGTATAACGCTAGACTATGTTGATCCAGCTTATATGATTTATTCTTATACTGAAGATCCTAATTTTGAAGACGTATACTATGTAGGAGAAGTTAAGGCTATGACAATACCTGAAGTTAAAAAACAATTTCCTAATATATCTAACGAAGAACTAGCAAAATTACAAAAATACAATAGCAACAACAACTATATATATGGTTATGGTGCTTACGATGAAAACACTGTACAAGTTTTATTTTTTGAATACAAGTCTTACATGGACCAAGTTTTTAAATTAAAACAAACTGATACTGGTTTAGAAAAAATATTAGAAAAACCTGATACATTTAATCCTCCACCATCAGACTCTTTTTCAAGAGTTAGTAGAAGTATAGAGGTTTTATTTGAAGGGGCTAAAGTTTTAGGTACAGATGTATTATTAAAATGGGAGTTATCAGAAAACATGACTCGTCCATTTGCTGATACTACAAAAGTAGAAATGAATTATGCTATATGTGCACCAAGAATGTACAAAGGTAGAATAGAATCTTTAGTTACTAAGACTATGGGTTTTGCTGATATGATTCAATTAACACATTTAAAGTTACAGCAAGTATTATCTAGGATGGTGCCAGATGGTGTATTTTTAGATATGGATGGATTAGCTGAGGTTGATCTTGGCAATGGTACAAACTATAATCCAGCAGAAGCTTTGAATATGTATTTTCAAACCGGTTCTGTTGTAGGTAGATCGTTAACTCAAGATGGTGAAATGAATAGAGGTAAAGTACCTGTTCAAGAATTAGCTTCATCAGCTGGACAAGCAAAAATAAGTGCTTTAATATCTACTTATAATTATTATCTACAGATGATAAGGGATGTAACTGGTCTTAACGAAGCTAGAGACGGTAGTTTACCAGACAGAGACACATTGGTTGGGTTACAAAAAATTGCAGCTCAACAATCAAATATTGCTACAAAGCATGTTAATAATGCTAGTTTATATTTAAGTTTAAGATTATGTGAAAACATATCTAAAAAATTAGCTGATGTATTAGATAATCCTTTAACTAGACAATCTTTAATGCAAAGTATATCTGTTTACAATACAGCAACTTTGGATGAAATGAAAAATCTTTCTTTACATGATTTTGGTATATTTTTAGAATTAGAACCTGATGAAGAGGCTAAAGCACAACTTGAACAAAACATACAAGTCGCTTTACAAGCTGGTGGTATTGAACTAGAAGATGCTATAGATTTAAGACAGATTAAAAATTTAAAGCTTGCAAACCAAATGCTTAAGCAAAGACGTAGGTTGAAGCAAGAAAGAGATCAGAAAGTACAACAAGCAAACATTCAAGCACAAGCTCAGGCTAATGCTCAATTAGCAGAGAAAACAGCTATGGCTGAGGTACAAAAACAACAAGTATTAACTGAACAAAAAGTTAATATAGAACAAGCTAAGTCTCAGTTTGAAATACAAAGAATGCAAACAGAAGCAGAAATTAAACGTATGCTAATGGCAGAAGAGTTTAACTACAATGTTGAACTTGCTAGAGCAAACAGGCAGACTGAAGCTGGAAAAGAACAAGAGATAGAAGACCGAAAAGATAAAAGAATAAAAATGGAAGGTTCTCAACAAAGTACAATGATACAACAGAGACAAAACGATGGACCACCAGTTAATTTCGAGTCAAGCAACGATAGTCTAGGAGGCTTTGGATTAGAAGCTTTTAGCCCTAGATAATTACTAATTTTATAATATTATATTATGTCAGAACAAACAAAAACAGATGAACCTGTTAAACAGGAAGGTGACTTTAAATTGACACCAAAGAAAAAATTACCTAAAAAATTAGGTAATATTAACAATGATCCAATTAAAGTTGATTTAACAAAACCAGAAGCAACAGGTGAAATAGTGCCTGATGTTACAAAGGTTACAATACCTAAAGAAAACGATGCCATTTCAGAGCAAAAAACAGGAGGATTACCTGAAGATCAACGAGCCGGAGATATACAAAAGGTGGATGAACAAGTACGGCCCAGCGAAAGTGTGGAAGTACAAGAACCCAAACAAGAAGATTCTGTCGTTGAAATCGAAGAAATAACTCAAGAACAAGAACAAGAGGTTAAAGAAATTAAACAAGAGATTGCAGAAGCTCAAAGAGACGAGCAAGTTCTTGGTAAAGCTTTACCTGAAAATATAGATAAACTAGTAACCTTTATGGAGGATACTGGTGGAACAGTAGAAGATTATGTAAGATTAAATCATGATTACAATAAAACAGATGATGTTACTTTACTTAATGAATACTACAAACAAACAAAACCTCATTTAAACGGAGAAGAGATTGCTTTCTTATTAGAAGACAATTTTAATTTTGATGAAGAGGTTGATGAAGCTAGGGATGTAAGAAAGAAAAAACTAGCTTTTAAAGAAGAAGTTGCAAAAGCACGTAAAGAGTTGGACGTTCTTAAAGATAAATATTACCAGGAAATCAAGTTGAGACCTAGTATATCTAAAGATCAACAAAAGGCTACGGACTTTTTTAACCGATACAATGAGCAGCAAAAGACGATGGAAACAAACCATCAGGATTTTAAAAACAAAACTAACCAAATGTTTAACGCAGAATTTCAAGGGTTTGATTTCGAGCTAGGGCAAAAAAAGTTTAGATATAAAGTTTCAAATCCTAAACAAATTGGTGAAACACAAACCGATATTAGTAAATTTATAGGTAAATATACAGATGATAAAGGAGTTGTAAATGATCCAAAGGGTTATCACAAAGCGTTATATGCTGCTATGAATGCTGATAAAATTGCTAATCATTTTTACGAACAAGGTAAAGCTGATGGTGTAAAAACCATAGTTGACGGTTCTAAAAATATCTCAAGTGGAAAACCAAGGCAGGTTGCCGATGGTAACGTTTTCGTAAACGGATTAAAAGTAAAATCAATTAGTGGATTGGATTCAACAAAATTAAAAATAAAAACTAAAAAATTTAACTAACTAATTAAAAATTAATAATTATGGCTTTAAGTCCACAGTTTGGAAGTATTATACCTTCTCAAGCTCAATCAATTCTTGCTAGCAATTACCTTCAATTTGACGGTGCTGGTGCGAATTCAAACAACTTTGCTCAACAATACCTACCGGAATTGTATGAACAAGAAGTAGAAAGATATGGTAACAGAACGTTATCAGGATTTTTACGTATGGT